TTTGAGATACTTAACAGAATTGAAGAAGAAGAAAACTTGCTTGAGGGTAAAACACCTGAAGAGGCAAAGGAAAAAACTTTTAAGGGATTCGCAGAAAGTAGATCTAAATAATGTACGAGCAAAATTTAGTTAAGACAGTTGAACCAGTTAAGAAAACGACAATCAGTCGTCTTAACAAAGGTAAGAAATGGAAATACGGTTACGATAAAGAACACGATATTATAGTGTTATCTCACAGTGGGCAAATAGGTGAGATAATAGAAATACAAGGACTAGTTATTGCGCTACCAAAAACTCCTAAAGAAATATACAAAGATCCGAAGAACAAATGGGTGAAATTCGAGTACCCCAAGGAGTTGGAAAGAATTAAAAATATATTCGATTGGAGAAACTATCCGGAAAGCAGTAAAGAAAAATGGTACGATTATATAGACGAAGAATTTAAAAGAAGGGAAGAAGGATTCTGGTTCACAAATAATGGTAAACCAACCTGGATAACAGGTACGCAATATATGTATTTGCAATGGAGTAAGATAGATGTGGGTGCTCCAGACTTTAGAGAAGCAAACAGATTATTTTATATATTCTGGGAAGCTTGCAAAGCAGACAAAAGATGTTACGGAATGTGTTATCTTAAAAATAGACGTTCTGGATTTTCTTTCATGTCGTCAGCGGAAACAGTTAATTTAGCCACTCTTGCAAGTGATAGTAGATATGGTATATTATCTAAAACAGGAGCTGATGCTAAAAAAATGTTTACCGACAAAGTTGTCCCTATATCAATTAATTATCCATTTTTTTTTAAACCTGTACAAGATGGTATGGATCGTCCTAAGTCCGAACTTGCTTATCGCGTACCTGCTAGTAAGTTTACTAGGAAAAAGATTACGGCTAATGAAAAACTGGAAGACATACAAGGGTTAGATACAACTATTGACTGGAAAAACACTGGAGACAATAGTTATGATGGTGAAAAACTAGCATTACTAGTACATGATGAAAGTGGTAAGTGGGAGAGACCCGATAATATTTTAAATAACTGGAGGGTTACAAAAACATGTTTACGATTAGGTTCTAGGATTATTGGTAAATGTATGATGGGCTCAACTTCAAATGCTTTAGATAAGGGTGGAGAGAATTTTAAAAAACTATACAATGCCTCAGATGTCACGAAAAGAAATAGAAATGGTCAGACAAAGTCTGGTTTATACTCTCTTTTTATCCCAATGGAGTGGAACTACGAAGGATTTATTGATGAGTATGGAGTTCCAGTCTTTACTAACCCTGATATCGACAGACTTACACCAGACGGTGAATTAATAGATGTAGGTGTAATAGATAACTGGCAAAATGAAGTTGACGGTTTAAAAGACGATCAAGATGGTTTAAATGAATTTTACCGTCAATTCCCAAGAACTACAGAGCATGCGTTTAGAGATGAGACAAAAGGAAGTATATTTAACTTAGTTAAGATATACGAGCAGATAGATTATAACGAGGAGATGACTAGAACTCTAGGGGTTACAACAGGTAATTTTCAATGGGTAAATGGAATCAAAGATTCTCAAGTAATATTCTACCCAGATCCAAAAGGAAGATTTAAAGTGAGTTGGGTTCCCCCTCAACAAATACAAAACAGAGTAATACTTAAAAACGGTATCAAGTATCCCGGGAACGAACACATGGGTGCTTTTGGTTGTGATAGTTACGATATATCAGGTACAGTAGATGGAGTTGGATCGAAAGGAGCTTTACACGGCTTAACTAGATTCAGCATGGAAGACGCTCCAGCTAACAGTTTCTTTTTAGAATACTTATCAAGACCACCAACAGCTGAGATGTTCTTTGAGGACGTTCTAATGGCTTTAGTATTTTACGGGATGCCTATACTCGCAGAGAACAATAAGCCACGTCTCTTGTATTATCTGAGGCGTAGAGGATATAGAGGATTTAGTATGAATAGGCCTGATAAAATCTGGAACAAATTATCTGTAGCAGAAAAAGAAGTTGGTGGAATACCCAATTCCTCAGAAGATATTAAACAAGCTCACGCTGCAGCGATTGAGATGTACATACAAGACCACGTGGGTGTCAAACAAGACGGAACGCTTGGAGATTGTTATTTTAACGAGTTATTAAATGATTGGGCAAAGTTTGATATAAACAAAAGAACAAAGCATGATGCATCTATAAGTTCTGGTTTAGCTATTATGGCTAACAATAGACATTTGTACGCGCCGAACGCTAAGGTTGAAAAACAACCACTAAACATAAACATTTCCAAGTATAGTAATACTGGAAGTAATTCACAAATAATCAAATAATAAATATGGCAGAGTCTGGCATTAAAAGTTATTTCCCGAGTCAAACAGTTAGCGATGCTGAAAAGCTAAGCTATGATTACGGTTTGAAAGTAGGTAAGGCAATAGAGCAAGAGTGGTTTAATAATGATAGGGGCAATACTAGGTATAGAACTAATCATAATGATTTTCATAATTTAAGATTGTACGCTCGAGGCGAACAGTCTATACAAAAATATAAGGATGAGTTATCTATAAACGGTGATTTGTCCTATTTAAATTTAGACTGGAAACCAGTACCTATTATATCTAAGTTTGTTGATATAGTTGTAAACGGTATAGCTGAGAGAACTTATGATATAAAAGCTTTTTCACAAGATCCATTTGGAGTAGAAAAAAGAACAGAGTATATGGAAAATATACTTAAAGACATGGACGGTAAAGCTTTTGATAATCAAGCTGCTGTTTACGGTATAGATTCTAGAAGTAGCGAAATGGAGCAAAAGGATTTGCCAGAAAGTAAAGACGAACTTAACGTTCACATGCAACTAAGTTATAAGCAATCTATAGAGATAGCAGAAGAACAAGCTTTAAATACACTTTTAAACGGTAGTAATTACGAACTCATTAAAAAAAGATTTTACCATGATCTTACTGTTTTAGGTATTGGTGCTGTTAAAACAAATTTTAACACCTCAGAGGGAGTTATTATAGATTACGTTGACCCGGCTAATTTAGTGTACTCTTATACAGATTCTCCTTATTTCGAGGACATATACTATGTCGGAGAGGTTAAATCTATACCAGTAAACGAATTAGCAAAACAATTTCCTCATTTAACTGAAAGTGATCTTGAGGATATAATGAAAAACAAATCTTACAATAGATCTAATTATAACTCTAGACATAACTACGATAAAGAAGATAACAATACTATTCAAGTTTTGTATTTTAATTATAAAACCTACATGAATGAAGTCTACAAAGTTAAAGAAACAGCTAGTGGGTCAGATAAAATTATACCAAGAGATGACCAGTACAATCCACCAAATGATATGGAAGGTGGCTACGGTAGGATGATTAGGTCTATAGAGTGTCTTTATGAGGGTGCTATGATTTTAGGTACAGATAAGTTGCTTAAATGGGAAATGGCAAAAAATATGATGCGCCCTAAAAGTGATTTTACTAAAGTTAAAATGAATTATAATATCGTTGCTCCTAGAATTTATAACGGTAAAATTGATTCGTTAGTAAAACGCATAACAGGTTTCGCCGATATGATTCAGTTAACTCACTTAAAACTTCAACAAGTTTTATCTCGCATGGTTCCAGATGGCGTTTACTTAGATGCAGATGGTTTGGCTGAGGTTGATTTAGGTAATGGAACTAACTATAACCCGCAAGAAGCTTTAAACATGTTTTTTCAAACAGGATCTGTTATTGGTAGAAGTTTTACAAGCGAGGGCGATATGAACCCAGGCAAAGTACCTATTCAAGAGATAACATCAGGTTCTGGTGGAAATAAAATGCAAGCCCTTATAGGTAACTATAATTATTACTTGCAAATGATAAGAGATGTAACCGGGTTAAACGAGGCAAGAGACGGTAGCACTCCAGATAAAAACGCTTTGGTTGGCGTTCAAAAAATAGCTGCAGCAAACTCAAACACAGCTACAAGACACATATTACAAGCTGGCCTATATCTAACAGCCGAGGTTGCTGAGTGTTTATCCTTAAGAATATCTGATATAATAGAGTATTCTCCAACAAAAGACGCATTTATACAAGCTATCGGCGCTTCTAACGTAGCAACTCTTAAAGAGATGTCAGAGTTACACTTGTATGACTTTGGTATATTTATAGAGCTCTTGCCTGATGAAGAGGAGAAAGCTATGTTAGAAAATAACATACAGGTAGCGCTTCAAACGCAAAGTATAGATTTAGAAGATGCTATAGACATTAGAGATGTTAAAAATTTAAAATTAGCAAATCAACTATTAAAGATCAGAAGAAAGAAAAAGCTTGAGTTAGATAGAGAAACTCAAAAACAAAACATGGAACAACAGTCTCAAGCCAATCAACAGGCTTCTGCTGCGGCAGCCCAAGCTGAAATTCAAAAAAACCAGGCTTTAGCACAAACTACAATGCAACTAGAGCAAACAAAATCTCAACTCAAACTACAAGAACAACAGCAAGAGGTTGAGCTTAAAAAACAATTGATGAAAATTGAGTTTGAGTATAACATGCAGTTAAAAACTGCAGAATCGCAAAGCGTGTCTGATAGAGAGGGTAGGAGGGAAGATAGAAAAGATAAAAGAACTAAAATACAAGCTACCCAACAAAGTGAGCTTATAGATCAAAGAAATAGCGGTGGAACGCCTAAAAACTTTGAGTCTTCAGGTAATGATATATTAAGTGGAGATTTCAATTTGAACTCGTTTGACCCTAAGTAGGATTATTATTAATTATTATTATATTATATTATGGAAAAAGAAAATGAAAAAGTAGTTGAAGAAACTACACAAGATCAAACCGTAGAAACAGTTGACGAAAGTAAGTTTGAATCCGCGGGTGATGACAGTATTATTAAAGTAGACTTGAGTGCTCCACCACAAGAAAAAGTAGAAACTGAAGCTGTGGCAGAGGAAAAAACTGAAGAAGTTGAGGCGGTAACAGAGGTTACCGAACAAGCAGAAGTACAATCGGAAACACAAGAAACCTTAGTATTGGAAGAGGTCACTGAAGAAAAAATTGAAGAGGCGGAAGAACAGGTTGAAGAAGCTATAGCAAACGCCGAGGCCACTGGAAAACCATTACCAGAAAATATCCAAAAGTTAATAGACTTTATGGAAGACACTGGCGGTGATCTAAATGATTATGTAAAGCTTAATCAAGACTATAACGAACTAGATGATACGGCTTTGTTAAGAGAGTATTACAAGCAAACAAAACCTCATTTAGACAATGAAGAAATTAACTTCCTTATGGAAGACAACTTCTCTTACGACGAGGATATGGACGACGAAAGAGATATACGTAGAAAGAAATTAGCGCTTAAAGAGCAAGTTGCCAGCGCTAAAAGCCACTTAGACGGGCAAAAGTCTAAATACTATGAAGAGATCAAAGCTGGAAGCAAACTTACGGGTGAGCAGCAAAAGGCAATTGATTTCTTTAATAGATACAACAAAGAGTCAGAAGCAACTCAAAAAACAGCTGAAAAACAAAAGTCAACTTTTTTAAGTAAAACTGAAAATGTTTTTAACGACAAGTTCAAAGGTTTTGAATATAACGTCGGTGATAAAAAGTATAGATTTAATGTAAACAATGTTGAAGAGGTTAAAAATACTCAAGGTGATATTAATAATTTTGTCAAGAAGTTCTTGAATGAAAATAACGAAATGTCAGATGCCAAGGGTTATCATAAATCTCTATATACAGCAATGAATGCGGATGCTGTTGCGAAACACTTTTACGAACAAGGAAAAGCAGATGCTATGAAAAATAGTATTGCTAAAGCCAAAAACGTTGATATGAACCCAAGACAAAGTCATGGAACTATTGAAACAGGTGGTATGAAAGTAAAAGTGCTAGGTGAAAACTCTTCTGATTTTAAGTTTAAAATTAAAAACAACAAGTTTAAAAAATAACAAATTAAAATTTAAAAATTATGGCAATATCAAATCCGGGTCCTGGTCATTCAGGAACCGCTGGTAGTTTGAATAGCGTACCTGCTTCACAAAAAGCACTATTAGCTTCAAACTACATCGACTTTACCGCAGACGGAAACGACTGGGGTCAACAATACGTACCAGATCTTATGGAAAAAGAAGCTGAAGTGTTCGGTAACAGAACTATCTCAGGTTTTCTTGCGCAAGTAGGAGCTGAAGAAGCGATGTCTTCTGATCAAGTTATTTGGTCTGAGCAAGGTCGTTTACACTTATCTTACATTGGTAAGTATGACACGAATGAAACTACATTTACTGTTGTTACTGATATTGATGGTAACGCAATGACTACAACTCACGGTGTTAGAATTAACGACATGGTTGTTGTAGCAACTGCTGAAGGTACTATTAAATGTTTAGTATCAGCTGTTTCTGGTGCCGTTATAACAGCTTTACCTTACGAGGTAGCTACTGTTGACGCTGCTACTGCATTTTCTGACACAGGCGCTCCATCTGCTTCAAACGCAACTTTATTAGTTATAGGTTCTGAGTTTGGTAAAGGTAAGCAAGGTCAAGGTGCAACTACAGCTACTGTTAACAATGGTTTTGGTGCTGTTAAGCCAACTCACACATCATTTACTAACAAACCAATCATAATGAAAGATTACTATGAGATCTCAGGATCTGATGCTTCTCAAATTGGTTGGGTTGAAGTTACTGGTGAAGACATGGGATCAGGTTACTTATGGTACTTAAAAGCTGAAGGTGATACTAGAGCTCGTTTTTCTGACTACGTAGAAATGTCTATGTTAGAAGCTGTTAAAGGTGTTGAAGGTGCTTCTACTGCTGATGGAACTGTTAACGGCGCTGCTAACACTTTTGGTACTGAAGGTTTATTTGCTGCTGTAGAAACTAGAGGTAATGTTACTACTGGTGTTACTGGTGTTAATGCTGCTACTGATTTAGCTGAGTTTGATGCTATCTTAGCTGAGTTTGACTCTCAAGGTGCTATTGAAGAAAACATGATGTTTGTAAATAGAGGAACTTCTCTTGCTATTGACGATATGTTAGCTTCTATGAATTCTTACGGAGCTGGTGGTACTTCTTACGGAGTATTTGACAACTCTGAAGATATGGCGTTAAACTTAGGTTTCTCTGGTTTCAGAAGAGGTTCTTATGACTTCTACAAGTCTGACTTTAGATACCTAAACGACAAAGCTACAAGAGGTAGTATTAATTCAAGAGACGCTGTTGCTCCACTTAGAGGTATTATTATCCCTGCTGGAACTTCAACTGTATATGACCAACAATTAGGAAAGAATCTTAAGAGACCTTTCTTACACGTTAGATACAGAGCTTCTCAAACAGAAAGTAGAAAAATGAAAACTTGGACTACTGGTTCAGTTGGAGCTACTACTTCTGATTTAGATGCAATGCAAATCAACTACTTAACTGAAAGATGTTTGATTACTCAAGGTGCTAACAATTTCATGTTAATGAAATAAGCATTTATATTAAAGACCGGGGCTTCGGCCTCGGCCTTTTATTTTTATTAATTTATATTATATTATATTATGGCTAAAAAAGCTAAAAAAACAGAAGTGGAAACAACTCCACTGGTTGTAAAACAACCAAAAGTTGAAACACCGGTTATGGAAAAACCATTACCAAACAAAGATAAATGGGAAGTAAAAGATAGACAATATTTTTTAAGAAAAGGAAACAAACCTCTATCGTACACTGTAAAATCAGCTAACGTATATTGGTTTGACGAAGAAAAAGGTTTTGAAAGAGAATTAAAATATTGTTCAAATCAAAGAACTTGTTTTGTAGACGAAATGAAAGGTGACCAAAGATTAGAACATATAACCTTTAGAGCTGGAATGCTACAAGTTCCTAGAGAAAAAGTAATACTACAAAAACTACTATCTTTATATCACCCTCATAGAAATAAACTTTTTTACGAGTGGAAACCAGAAGTTGAAGCTATTGACGAAGTTGAGTCTTTAGAATTAGAAATAGAAGCGCTTAATGCTGCTCAAAATTTAGACATAGATATGGCTGAAGCTGTTATGCGTGTTGAAGTTGGTTCTAGAGTTAATGAAATGAGTTCTAAGGAGCTTAAAAGAGATTTGCTGTTGTATGCTAAGAGAAACCCAGTTTTATTCTTAGAGTTAGTTAATGACGATAATGTAGCTCTTAGAAACTTTGGTATTAAAGCAGCGGAGATGAAAATAATTAAATTATCTTCAGATCAAAGAACTTTTTCATGGGGATCTAATGATAGAAAACTAATGAATGTTCCATTTGATGAACATCCTTATTCAGCTTTAGCCGCTTGGTTTAAAACTGATGAAGGTATGGAGATTTACTCCAATATTGAAAAAAGATTAAATTAATCTAACTGTAGATGCGGTCGCTCTACGGGGCGATCGTAAACTACAAATTAAAAAGAAATTATGGCAGTAAGTATAGATGGAGTGTATCAAAAAGTTTTAGCGCTAGCTAACAAAGAACAAAGAGGTTATATAACTCCTCAAGAGTTTAACTTATTTGCCGACCACGCTCAGAGGGAAATATTTGAACAATATTTTTATGATTTAGATCAGTTTCAAAGAGCACCTGGAAACGATATTACTTATTCTGATAGAGTAACTAGCGTTGAAAATAAAATAAGTTATTTTAAAAGATATGATAAAAACGTATCTAGTATAACGGGTGATTTTGGAGATGTAATGCTTGAAGATCACGAAGAAGACATATACAAGTTAATAGCGCTTAGGCTTCGTCATAAAGCGGGTGAACGTCTATATGTTGCAGAGGAGATGCAAGTAGGTAGTGAGTTTTTTTTATATGAAGATAGTCCTTTAGCTAGGAACACTAAAAAAAGACCAATTTACTGGAAAAGAATGGACCTAGGCAAAGGTATATCTTTAAGGATATATCCAAGACCACAAATATCAAACCCTTACGATCCGATTGTTGATGGAGCGGTGCTTATTAGTTATATTAAAACCCCAGCAAAACCAAATTGGTCTTATAATGTTATAAACGACAAACCACTTTATAATTCAACTAACGGTGTAGATTTTGAACTACACGCTTCAGAAGAAACAGAATTAGTATACAGAATATTAACATTAGCTGGTGTTGCTATAGAAAAACCACAACTAGTACAAACCGCGGCTAGTTTAGGAGCGGGTCAAATTCAACAAGAAAAACAATAAATAAATGGGATTATTAGACGGAACACAAAACAGTTATTACAACGGGAGTGATTTAGGAAACTATCAATTCACGTCTTTAGATCATATTATAACTCAATTCCAAATAGCTTACGTTGGTGAGGGTAAAATTATTCAAAAAGTCAAAAGAGCTGACATTGCATTCCACGCACAAAGAGGGTTGCAAGAGTTTTCTTTTGATACTTTTAAATGTGTTAAATCTCAACAAATAGATCTACCACCAACATTAGTTATGCCACTTCCTCATGATTATGTAAATTATACTAAATTATCTTGGGTTGATACTTCTGGTATTAAACATCCTTTGTACCCAACTAACTCTACGTCAAATCCTTTTGAGATAAAACAAAATGATGATGGGTCTTACTTTTTTGGAGAAGAAATAAATAGAGTTTTAAACCCAGAATTTTCTAACACTTTAAGTGGAAGTTGGAGTTTTTCTGATCCGGGAAAATCTAAAGCTTGGGATAGCACTAGAGTTACTGGTACAGGTAAATATTATATAAACCCAATAAACGATACTTTTGGCATAGTAGGTGGTGAGCTTGAATTTGGTCAGCTTTGGCATAATGGTTTTAGTCAAATGGGTAGTAGGGCTTATGCCGCTTGGCAGCGCGTTGATGTTGCTGGCGTTAGTAATATAGAATTTTCAGCCGTAGCAAGCTCTGGTGCTCAACAGACAGATGCTGGTGGTAATTTAATTTGTGATTTTGGTACTATAAGAGTAGGTGTAACAAGTACAAATCCTGACGTGGGTTGGTTAAATTCACTTGGTACTCTGTCACCAGCAACCAATACCGCCCCTGGTAGTTCTAGTGTTCCAACTCCAAATAAAGATGTTAGTAATTATGATTTAGGTTACGTTGAATGGGTTGATGGTACAACTAGCCAAAAAGAAATAGAAAGTATTGA